GTACAAGATGCACAATTGATTCAGCCTACAACGTCTGGACAAATGGGCGGTGAGACTGCTAACATTGCTAATGGTGGCATGCAAATGTCTGTCCGTTTTAAGATGATTGACCAAGCGGCTATTACCAGAGTTGGTGAATACTGGCTTAGGTATGGTTATAGTATTCGTAAGTTCCTCACACCGCCCGCTAATATGATGGTGATGACAAAGTTTACCTATTGGAAACTGTCTGAAACATATATTACAGGCGCGCCAATGCCAGAGAAGTATAAGCAGACTATTAGAGGTATGTTTGAAAAGGGTGTTACCGTCTGGGCAAACCCTGCTGATATTGGATCCATTGATATTGCCGACAATGATGCCCTCCCTGGGATCACTTACTAGAGGTATAAAATGAGCGCAAAGTCTCGGCCTAATGCGGCAACAGATATTTACCGTCAGCATTTGCAGGGTACACCTTATGCTAGTAACCCTGCTAACAATAGGCTTGCGCTTATTGAACGCATGTACCAGAGGGTTATTACTGAACTTGCTGTGAACAGGTTTAAGTGGACAGGTATGCCTGACAGTATTGATCTGCGCTTTATGGAAATGACATTGTTTAGGCGGGCGCTTTCAGTATTCTACAAGGATACAAAGTACGATAAGTTCTTTGCCCTTGAAGGTGCGGGTACAGCCTTTGTTAATATGATGCATAACCCTACTGGCTATACGGTCCTTGGGCCCAACTTTGAGGGTAAGACTCTTGCCGCTTATAGGTATGAAGCGGCTGAGGGTAAGGATCAGTCTATGGTTGCTGTACCTATTTGGGCTAACAGTATGCGTATTCCTGATCTGGATATTGTTACGCTGTACTCTTATAGGCTTGCTGAAATGGATCGGACCATTGAGATTAACAGCAAGAATGCTAGGCGCAACAAGGTAATCATTACACCTGAGAACACTAAACTCTCTGCGGTTAATATAAATCGCGCTCTTGATGAGGGTCAAGATGGTATTCAAGTTGCTGGACCTATGCAAGATATGGCTTTCATACAGGCTGTAGATATGGGTATCAATGTCAATGACGTTGAGAAGATGCATATTGTTCGCACTAGAATGTGGAATGAATGCATGGGTCTACTAGGTATTGATAATGCCAATCAGGATAAGAAAGAAAGACTTGTTGCCGCTGAGGTAGATGCCAATTCAGATCAGACTTCAATGATGAGGTATGTAAATCTTAATGCTAGACGTATTGCGGCTAAGCAGATAAACGATGTGTTCGGTCTTAACATTGAAGTTGAGTATTTTACTGATGTTGATGAGCAGGCTAAGGTGCCAGAAACTACTACCGTAGGGGTGAATACAGACTAATGGCTACTTTCACTATTGTTCTAAAGGATGCTCTGGATATTGTTCAAGCGACACCAGAGAATAACTATCGTCCCATTGGCCTTGCAGACTATCCTATCTTTGACACAGACTACAGGGATGAACTCAATAGAAAGATTATTGAGCGCTACTGGAATCGTGAAATTGGTATGGAGACAATAGATATGTTCACTTTTGCGCTTAGGCGTAAGATGAATGAAATTATGCCCTACTATAATAAACTGTATGAGACTGAGAAATTGATTCATGATCCTCTGTCAACTATGGATATCACTACTACGGCTAAGTCTCTAGTTGACGAGGGTGGTACTGTTACATCTGATAACGTTAGCACTAATGCTTCAACGTCTGGGTCACGTTCTGTTAATTCTTCAACGCCGCAAACTATGCTTAGTGGTAATGAAGATTATGCAGAAAGTGCGGCTGATGTTAACAGTCAGAGTTCTGTTAATTCAGATTCAAATCAGGCTACTGAAACAACAGGGCAGACGAACACTAATGCTGATAGTCATGTGTCAGGTTATCAGGGTATCCCTGGCAATATTCTTATGGCATATCGTGCAAGCCTCTTGAACATTGATATGATGATCCTCAGTGATCTTGAGGAATGCTTTATGCTTATCTGGGATACTGGCGATGAGTATACCAGACAGGGTGAATACCTTTCTTTCAACACCTACATTCTTGGAGTATAAAATGTCTCTGATTTACCCTTATACCTTTGTTCCCTCGGTGTCCCACATTACACCGTTCACTATTCGTGATGGTGCATCATACCTTGAATTGCTTGAAGCAATCAGGGCATATGTTATTCAACTTGCCGCTGAGTCTGAGGCATCTATTGCGAAGTATCATGCTGATCCTCGCTATCAGCGTATCATTCTGCAAGGTGTGACTACTAGTTCTGGTGCTACCTTCCTACAGGATGATGAGGGTACAAGAGGCGTGGTTATTCCTGACTCTACTAGTCAGTCATTCCTAATCAATATTATTGCGCGTAGAGCAGATGGTACTACTGCTGAGACTGGTGGATACTTTCTTCAAGCGGTTGTCGAGCGTGGCGATAGTGCGGCTAGCACAGTTATGGTTGGCTCTTATGCTGTTACTGCTTTTGAAGATCAGGCTTCATGGGCTGTTGATATTACTGCAAATCCAACTACGGGTGCTCTTGATATTGCTGTTCTTGGTGAGAATGGTAAAACGATTAGTTGGGTTGCCGCTGTCCAAATGACTAGCGTTACTGTCTAGACACTATGGGGCTTATCGTACAGATATTTGGTAATTCACTATTCATGAATGTAGATGGTGATTTGCTTACATTTATTCCTACAGGCAGGGATAGGTGGATATTGTCATCCGTATCAGGTGATGGTACACATGATAATATAGCATCTGTTATGATTGAGCCAGCGGGCGACCAACTAATTCTCAACACTCAAACGTCTAGGATTGTGTGCTATCCTACTCATACTGGTGTGTGGATTAGTAATGCTAGTTTCACACCGCCTGTTGATCCCCCGCCTGGACCTGGTACTGGTACATATAGTTGGCCTTATGAACCTACACCTGGACATTGGGTAACTAGTGAGTATGGGCCTCGTAGTGGTAGATTCCATGAGGGTATGGATTTCTCTGGTGGACCTGCGCTATTGGATAAGCCTATACCATCTATTGGGCCTGGTACTGTTCAACAGTCTGGAAGCAATGGTGCTTTTGGCTATTCTGTAATCATTCATCATGGTAGTATGGATGGATATGATTGGAAAAGTCTTTATGCTCACCAACCTTCGTATGCGGCTAGACCTGGTGTTGGTTCTACTGTTGCCAAGGGGCAGCATATTGGCCTCGTCAATAATACAGGCTCTAGTTTCGGTTCCCACCTACATATGGAAATACACCGTACTGCTATTGGTGGGGGTATGCGTTGGGATACTGGTAACCCATCTTATTCTAGTAGTAGGACAGCATATAATCCTCGTACTTTCTTTTCTAGTTATGGTGATGGGGCATGGATAATATCGTAGCCTTTAAGCAGAAGGAACAGTTTTCGTATTACAATTACTCTAAACTGTTCTCCTATAACTGTACCTATAACTTTCTCATTGGTGCGCGTGGTCTTGGTAAGACCTATGGCATTAAGAAAAAGGTTATCAAGGACGCTATTAGGCGTGGGGATATGTTCATCTATCTTCGACGCTATGAGGGCGAGATTGCGGCCGCCGCTCCTACATTCTTTGCTGATGTTGAATGGGAGTTTCCAAACCATGACTTTAGATATCATCATGGTATGGCGCAAATGGCACACATTGAAACACGCGCAGATAAGAAACGTATCTGGACAGATATCGGATTCTTTATCGCGCTTAGCACAGCACAGAAACTTAAGTCTGTTGCATTCCCTAAAGTAAAAACCATTATCTTTGATGAGTTCATCATTGAGAAGGGTGCTATTCACTATCTGCCTAATGAGGCTGATGTGTTTAACAACTTTTTCTCTACTGTTGACAGATACAAGGATAAGACTAAGGTACTTTTCCTTGCTAACAGTGTTAGCATTATGAACCCATACTTTAATCGGTATGATATTGAACCGTCAGAACTTGAAGAGTTCAGCGTATTGTTTGATGGATTTATGCTCCTACACCTTGCAAAGTCTGATGAGTTTAATAATCAAGTCTATAAGACAAAGTTTGGTAAGTTCATCAAGGGTACGGATTATGCTGATTATGCTGTAGCCAATGAGTTTATCGACAACGGTAAAACACTCATTGAGTTTAAGGGTTTCCGCGCTAAGTATTCTTACACTCTTGAGACTGACAAGGGTTCCTTTAGCGTTTGGCAAGATGATAAGAATAGGCAATTCTATGTTCAAAAGAAACTGCCTAAGAAAGAAGTAAAGTTTACTCTTGTACCTGAGAATATTGCTAAAGATAAGCCATTGCTAACCTTTAATGATCCTCTACTTGCATACTTGCGTACATGCTTGCGACAGGGTAGAATGGTATTTGACGTACCATCTACGCGCAATGCATTTATTGAAATTTTCTCACGATGAAGCGTAAATGGACTACTACTGATATCGTTGCAATCATTCTTTCATTATCCATTGGCCTTGCGCTTAACATCTTTATAATAATGGCTGGAATAGAAGCATATGCAAACTCTATTACGCTACCTATCGGATTGAGCGATAATGCTACACAAATTCTCGGAGCATGGGGAGGCGGTATTATCAGCGTCATTGGCGCACTAGTAGGTGTACGTATTGGCAGGCAAATTCCTAAAGCAGAATCGGGCATTGAAAATGACAACACTACCTCGTCACATTGAAGCGGCTACAATTCAAGAGGGTGACCAGATAAAGATTGAACTACCGCGAAACCAAGGTGTAGTACACACCATTGAGGGTATTGTTGGTAAGGTGGAAATATCGGGCGGTGTGACGTATTACTATACCGCTGAGGGTGCAAACATTCTTGCGTATTATCCTGGCATACAGGGTATTAGGGTATTGCTGATAAAGCGAGAAGATAAGCAACCGCTCTTTAGCCCTAAGTTCTGGGCTGATAACAATGATGATGTATTTGAAGGATTGCAAGAGAGGATTGAAGGATAATGGACGCTGTAGCAATCATTTTCTTGTTTCTTATTATTGTAGGGTTGTGCGCTGTGTTCTATGCGGCAATTGCACCACATACATTAATAAATAAAACCCTACTTGCTGGTATTGGGTTTGCATTTATCGTCGTATTCCTCTATCTGTTGGGAGCACTAACATGAGTCTACTTGCTATGCCCTTTGGAAACCCTAACACCTATGCTGGACATAGTGGTGTTGATTTCCCACAATCTAGCGGTACTCTCATTCGTGCAAGTGAGCCTTTTACTGTAGTTAGGCGTGGCTGGCTTAACAATAGGGCTGGCAATGGCATTCAGGTGCGATATAACAATCGCAATGGCCTAGAGGTTCTCTACTGCCACATGAATAACCAGAACTATATCCCGCAGATAGGTGGTGGCGGTGATAAGGGTAACGTAATTGGTAGTGTAGGTACTACGGGAAACAGTACTGGACCGCATCTTCACATGGAAATCATGGTTGGTCACGGTGCT